ATCCCTGGACTATGCGGAGATGGCGGCGCAGATGAAAGATTCGCAGTGGTTTGCGCAGGTCGGACAGCGCGGCCTGCGGCTGTATTACGCGATGCTGAACGGTGTGTGGTCGTGAAATTTCTCGCAGCTTGTGGATCCGCGATCAAAGAACATAAAGCCGTCCGCCGCGCGCTCATCGCGTGGGCGATGATCCTGATCACAATTGCGGCACTGCATCCTGACTGGTACACCGATGCAAAATTCCTGGGCATCATCGGACTACTGACCACGGTTATAGGATTCTACCAATGGACCCGCAGCAAAGAGGACAAAAAATGAAATATCTCATAACGATTTTACTACTGATTTTCTCGCTGACGGCCTGGGCAGGTGACAGTGGTCTCTACCACAATCCAGACCGCAACGGCGAGGGCATCCTGTTGCAGCGCAACGGCGACACAGTGGTAACGTTTTTGTTTACGTATGGCGCAGAGATTTGCGGTTTGCCGATTCCTCCCATTCCATCACCTGAACCGCCGGTATTGCCTGATGATTGCCAGCCGATAGGTCAGCGCTGGTTCCTGGGCGTCAACGATATTGTAGGCAATGTGGTGAGTGGAATTTTGTTTGCCACAAATGGTGCCCCTGGCAGTGATCCTGTTGTGGGTGAGGAGATTGCGGTAGGGACGTACACGATGGTACGCGATGGCGCCGGTTGGCTGTTGGCGGTGAATCGATTTGGCCCTGAGCTGGATATCGATGATCCGCTGTTTGCAGAGATATTTGATTTCAGTGCGCTGCTGTTCTCGGCAACCGATTGATGCGCGATCTGCTGCTGATTTTTGCGCTGGCATTGCTGATTAATGCGCTGCTGTACCTGTGGCGGGTAGATCGGTGATCAAGTGGCTGTTGACAGCGGGCAAATTCGTCGGCGGCGCCATATCGACCTATCGGCTATGGATCGGCCTGGGCGTTGTGGTGGTGCTGATCAGTGGCCTGGTGCTGTACGTGCATGGCGCGGAACAGGCCAAGGCGCGGGTGCCGGAACTTTTAGCGAGAGTGGTGCGCGTGGAAACAGCCGCCAGGCAGAATCAAAATGCATTCGAGCAGTGCAATGCAGCTAATCAGGCCAATGCAATGCAGGCCGTAATCCAGCGCGAGAAAGTGCGGCAATCGCAGATCCAGATTGCAGCATTGAAAGCAGCGGCAGATGCGCGGGTAGAACCTATCACGCGCGAGGCTGAAGCGCTGCGCGGGCGCGGGCTTGAGTGCCCGGCGCTCGATTCCGATTTCCGACGGTGGGTGCTCAGTCAATGATGCGCTGCGGTTTTCTCCTCACACTCCTGGCCGTGGCGCTTCTGTCTGGGTGCGCGAGCCTGCCGCCGGAACCTATCGTGGAGTACCGCACTGTTGAGATTGTGCGGGACAGGTATGTGTCAGTACCGGAGTGGATGACTGCGCCAGTGGAGATTGTCGAACTCTCGGCTGATTTCGATCTGCCGGAATTGGGCGCGGCGTACAAATCGCAGCGCATCCGCGCACTGCAATGCAACGGCCAATTGGCGGAAATTCGCGACATCAACGAGGATTAAAACATGAGTAAAAGTAACGCTGCTGAAAACAGTCTTCTACTGCTATTGTTCAACAATACCGATTTCGCCCTGATTGGTGATGCCGCCGGGCTGCAAAACTCAGTCGCAGAGGGCTCATTTTACGTCAGCCTGCATACTGCCGACCCGGGCGAAGCGGGCGATCAGAGCACCTCGGAAACGGCGTATACGGGTTATGCCCGCGTCGCGGTGGCGCGTTCGTCCGCCGGCTGGACGGTAACGGGCAATAGTGTGAGCCCCACGGCCAATATTGATTTTGGCGAGTGCACGGCTTTGCCGGGTGCCGCCATCACGCACTTTGGGGTAGGCACGGATTCCTCCGGCGTTGGCGTGCTGCTGTATTCGGGGACGGTTACGCCGAATATTGCGATGGCAGTCGGCGTTATTCCCCGGATAAAGACGACGAGCACAATCACAGAAGACTAGGGTCTATCGCTGGCAAAAAACACCACCGCGCCGAGGAATAAGCTGTGGCCACCGAGAATCTATTTCCAGATGGCGCAGTCTTTACCCTCACGCTCCTGACCGGCGCCGCGACGGATGTAGACGAAAGCCCAGACGTGCCGGACGCCAACTGGCTGACGGCCTCGGGATCGAATCAAAACACTGCCGTCCGTGCAAGTCTCCCCAGCCCGACTGGTGATCTGAATGTTGGCGCGGGGCTGCAACGGTTCCGCGCCTGGGTACGTAAGACAAATCACTCTACCGATGGCACAGCGGTTGTGGAATTGTGGGAGACGGGCGGCAGTTCGGCGCTCGCCACGGTCGTCGGTAGTACCACGATCAGCAGCACGTCCGGGCAAATGTTGTCCGGCACATGGGATGCCAGCCTGCTGGCTGCTATTGACGGGTCCGGCTGCGAAATCAGAATTGCTGGCGCGGTCGGTGCAGGTCCGGCAGGAAACCGCTCAAGCCTCGAAGTGGGCGCGATTGAGTGGACCGCCGATTACTCCACTGCAACCATTGCCGAGACCACCGGCACGGCGGCTGGCACGTCCAGCGCCAGCGGGTCGACGGCTACGGTACTGGCCACAACCGGGACGGCCACCGCATCAGCTACAGCAGCAGCGATAGCGGGTGCGGAAGGCTTTCCGGTTGTCGCCAGTTTCGCCACCACGGGTGGAATCACTTCTGTCAGCCCCGGTGTCGAAATTGCGATGCCGTCTGGCATCATTGACGGAGACTTGTTGCTGGCATTTTGCGCGAACGATACGAGCATTAATTTCAGCGCATCTGGCTGGACGAAAATAACCGAAGAAGAACATTCATTTCAGGCTCAACTGACAATCTTCGCCAAGATTGCCGACGGCGGCGACAGCATGACGTTGGTCGGCGAGGTAAACGATTTCGCAGTTGTGGTCGCACGCATTACTGGCCATAGTGTTAGCGACGTTGCAACAGATATTTTCCGGGTCACACCGCCGACCGAAGGCGACAGCGCCGCGCCAGACCCCCCGTCGCTGGCTACTGGCGCGTCCGCAAAGTATCTTTGGCTGGAATGTTTCGGTGCTGATGATGATCACAGCGAGACTACCTATTGGTCCGCGAATTATACCAGCATAGCGCAGCGGATATCCCAGACGGATTTTGCGGGGCGATGCACGGTTGCGGTGGCCTATCGGGAACTGGAAACGGCGACCGAAGACCCCGGCGCGATGGCGCTGACGACCAGCAACGAGTGGGTAGCTCAAACGCTGGCCATTCCGCCTGCTGTCGGCGGCATCATTGAAGGCGATGGCAATTCTGCTGGTACATCTATAGCGGGCGCAACGGCCAGCGCTTTTGCACAAGCTGCTGGCGCATCGAGCGGCGTTGCAGCATCAGCAGTTCTGGCGGTAGCCCTGACGTTGTCTGCTGGATCATCCGCTGGTGTGGCGTCAGTATCGGCGGATAGTGGCAATATCGTTGCTGCAGTCGGCTCATCCGCTGCGGCCGCTGTTGTCGATGGGCAGGCCAATGCGTTCTACGCCGCCTCGTTTAGCGCTGATGGCGTTGCAACGCTCGTCATCAACAGTGCCGCAGTTGTGCAGAGCACCGCTGTTGCGTCCGGTGCTGCTATTGCAAGCGCATCAGGGGAGGATGCTGCAAGCGGCGGTGCTGATGGCCTGGCGGTAGGTGTTGCTAGTGTCACCGGCAGCGGCGCAACGGTTGCGAGCAGTGGTGGCCAGTCTGATGGCCTGGCTGCGATTACAGGTATTTCCAGCGCGACCGCGCAGACCCAGGCATCTGCACAGGGTGTAGGTTCGACAGCTGCGGAGGCGGCCGGTATTTTTGCCGTTGTTGCGGCAGCATCCGGTATAGCGGACGCACTGGCAGACGGCGCAGATGCAGGCACTGTTGGCAGCGATGGCCAATCGGTCGGGTTAGCTGCCGTTGCCGGTATAGCAGGTGCAATCACCCAAACCACGGCCAGCGCGGATGGGATCAGTGCGGCCACTGCTATAGCGGTCGGGATTCAGCCTGGTGATGCGGTCGCTATCGGCACATCTGTGGCAGCTGGTATCAGCAGCGCGATACACAGCGTGGTCAGCGCATCCGTGGGTCTGGCCGATGTTGCTGGTCAGACCGCAGCATTGGCGACAACCGTCGCCGAGGCACTGGGTGCTAGCAGCGTCGCCGGTGTCAGTGCCGTGGCCAGTGTTGCAGAGGCTGGAACATTGATCCAGATCGAGCCGCGCATCTATACCGTACCATTCGAACCGCGCATCTATACCGTTCCACACACCGACAGAATTTTGAGGATTGAACATGAGCTGTGAAATTGTCCAATCCGAATGTTTGCGCGTCGGGGACAACATACCGATCACGCTGGATTTTACCCAGCTTGCAGCACGGCGCTGGCGGAAAGCGGCATCGTTTGCCGATAATGAGGTAATACGCGGCAACAAATCCGGGTTTGAGTTTGCGGCTACAACAGGCGGTCAGACGGGCAACACGGAACCACGCTGGCCAAAAGTGCTGGCGGGCACGGTGCAGGATGGGTCGATCTTGTGGACGGCGCAGGCAGTTAGTACGCTGAGTCTGCAGAAAACGCTGGTGTCTGTCGCATGGGCTGCCCCGCCAGGGCTGACAATCAGCGGTCAGTCCGTGGATGCGGCGGCACAAACAGCAACAGCATATATTCAGGCTGATGTCGTCGGCAACTACGAGGTCACGGCAACACCCACATTCAGTGATACGCCGGCCACGGTCGAGGGGTTCGCAATTGAGATCGAGGTGAGAGCCTAATGCCTGTCATCCTGAAGATCGATGATCGCGCTATGCGCAAGTTCATTGGCGCCATGCCCAAGGCCGGCGCACGATCACAATCAAGGGCGCTGAATAAAGCCATCACACAGACCAGAACACGGGCAGCGCGTGAGGTAGCAGACAAACGGAATATATTGATAGGCAGAGCAAAGCGCGAGATGCGCATTCAACGCGCAACGTTTACCAGGCCAGAGGCCGCCATCATTGCGCGAGGAGAACCAATACCCGTCATTGATGTCAAGGGAGCCAAGAGGCAAACAAAGCGCGGTGTGACCGCAAAAATAGAGGGTAAGGGCAAGCCACATCTGTTCGAAGGCGCATTCATTGCGGTCATGCCGTCTGGTCATAAGGGCGTGTTCAAGCGTAGCGGTGATAAGCGGCTACCGATCAAAGAGGAGAAGCTGCCAAGCATTGCATCAACCATGGTACAAGACGAGGTAGACATCAAGCTCAGAGCATTTGCTGCGCCAGTCTATGAGGCAGAGCTGGTCAGGCTGCTGAACTTTGAAATGACCAAGTCGGGGGCGAAGTGATAGAGAAGCGGGTCCTCCCGGCTGGTATACCCCATGAGGGTGACAAGTAGCCCGAGTTCTCACTATTTATGAGCATTTCCTAATATACGGTTGTTGTTTTTATGGGACAAAAGGCGGCGGCCGCAAAACCCAAACGCCAAACGTATTGGCTGACGCACGATGGAATGGCCAAGGCCTGCGGTATTTCTGTGCAGGCATTTCGCATGTGGGGCGTTCCGAGTGTGGCAAAAATCGGACGCAATGCGTTTTACCTGGTGTCTGACGTGCTGGCCAACCGGCTGCAACGGCAAGCGGCGAAACAACAACAAACCGCGGAGCCAGCGACCGACCTGGAGCTGACACGATCCGAGCGCGAGGAAAAGCTGCGGCTTACAAAAGCCCAGGCCGAGGGCCAGGAGCTCAAAAACGCGCAGCTGCGCAAAGAGCTGGCGCCGGTGGACGTGATCGAGTGGGTGATCGGCAAGGCCGGCGGGCAGATCAGCGCGATTCTCGATGCTCTGCCTTCGCAACTGAAGAAGCGGAATCCCAAATTGACAGCCTCGAACATCGAGACTATCCGGCGCGAGATTGTGAAAGCCCAGAACGCAGCCTCGCAAATGACCGTGGATCTCGATGAGTACTACGAGCGGAACGAATCGCCAGATCGATAAAGCCCTGGTGCGGGGGCTGCGCTCTCTGGAGAAACCATTACCGCTCAGGTTGAGCGAATGGGCCGAGCGGCACTTCTACCTGTCGCCCGAGAGCAGCTATATCCAGGGGCGCTGGGAGAATCTGCCCTACCAGATCGGTATCATGGATTGCATCAGCAATGATGATATCCGCTCCGTCACCGTAATGAAGTCGGCCCGGGTCGGGTTCAGTAAAATGGAAGTCGCCGCAATTGGCTATTTTGCCGAACACAAGCAGCGCAACCAGGTGGTGTTTCTGCCGGTTGACCAGGATGCAGAAGATTTCACCAAGGACGAAATCGACCCGATGCTGCGGGACTGCGTGTCGGTGCAGCGCGTGTTCCCGTACTACGCGACCAAATCGAAATACAACACCCTGAGCAAGAAGGTGTTTATCGGGTCGACGCTGGATATCCGTGGCGGCAAGGCCGGCAAGAACTACCGGCGCATTTCCAAGGATGTCGTTTACTACGACGAGTTGTCCGGGTTTGACCACGACATCCAGAACGAGGGTGACCCCATTACACTGGGGGACAAGCGCATCGAGGGCGCCACATTCCCCAAATCGGTGCGTGGATCCACGCCCAAAAAGAAAGGGCCACCGGAAGACGGTGGTTGTCTGATCGAAGCCGAATACGAGCGGGCAGACGAGCGATTCAGGTTCCACGTGAAATGTCCCCATTGTGGACATGAGCAGTCGCTGCGCTGGGGCGGTAAGGCTGAGCCGATGGGCTTCAAGTGGGTCAACAACGATCCTGCTACGGTCCGCTACCTGTGCGAGAACACCAAATCCTGCGGGGCTCTGTTCTCCTATGGGGATTATTTGAAAGCCCGGGACCGGGGGCGCTGGATCTCCGAGACCGGGATCTGGATCGATCGGGATGGGGTGTTCCAGTCGAGCCAGAACAAGCCGGTTGATGCCCCGTTGCACGTGGCATTCCACCTGTGGACCGGAGTTGCCGGCTTGGTGGCTTGGTCGCTGTTGGTGCGTGAGTTCATCGCGGCGTCAAAAGACCGCAGCAAGCTCAAAACATTCGTCAATACCACCCTCGGTGAGACGTGGGAGGACGACGAATCTGAACGGGCCAACGATGAGCTGCTGTATGCCAGGCGGGAACACTATCCGGCGGAGATCCCGGCCGGTGGGTTGTATTTGGTCGCCGGGATCGACACCCAGGACGATCGGGTA